TTTGAGGGTAAGTGCAGGGATGGCTGGTATGACGCTTGTTCGTCTGCGGTGGAGGCCACCCGATGAACCAGCTCACCCTCTTCGACACCCCTGCAAACATCTCCCGCAAATCAGACCCAATAACCAGCCAGAAATCAGCAGTCGAAACAGAGCTGCGAATCAACACGTTGCAGAGCCTTGTTTTGCAAGCCATAAATGACGCACCAAAGCCAATCACGGCTAATGAAGCGGCACACGAAGCGGCTAAGCAATACGTGGCGAACATCGAAACGTTTCGAAAAAGAGTGCGTGAACTGGTTCGGTTGGATTTGGTGGTCGAGTGTGAGGACCGAAAATGCGAAGTGACTGGCAAATCAGCGATGACGTTCAGAGCAAAGGAGCAGGCATGACAGCAAACGTCGGACGGCCACAAAAACGAACACCACCGATCCCACCAGCAGGCTCGCGGCTCACCGTAATCCGTTACATGTTTACAGTCTCGCAGTGGGATAATGCAGGCGGCTATCAGGTTTGGCGGTGCCGTTGCTCGTGCGGAGAAATTATTGACACCCATCGTTCACGCATTCAAAGCGGCGGGACGAAATCGTGCGGATGCTTGCGTCGCGAGATGGCTCGGGAGCGAATCAAAAAAGCTCAGGACGCTCATGTCGAGGCGGCAAAGCAAAGGAGGCTGGCAAATGTTCAATGAACTACTTGCGATTGGTTGCACCGTGATTGCTGGCATCATGGCGGCTGGTGCAATTGAAGCCAACATTTGGAAGTGATCCACATACAAGCGGTCGACCGTGAAACGTCGCTAAGTCGAAGGAATCGAACCGCGTTTTTACTCCTGCGAACAGTCACCAAGGGTTCGGCGTTTCCAGCAGTCACGCCGAGACTGTTCGCAGGTTTTTGGTTTTGCATGAAAAGGAGTTCTCATGCTTGTGTTATCTCGCAAGGCCAATCAGGAAATCTGCATCGGTGACAACATCAGAGTAATGGTCATTGAGATCAGGGGTGACAAAGTCAGGCTTGGAGTTGCTGCTCCGCGTGACGTGCCAGTTCATCGGCATGAAGTCCATGACGCAATCAAGCGAGAGCAGGACGCGACTGACAGCGATTGCGACTGAATACACCCTCCGTGGCATTGTTTGGTGCAGGCTTCGACAGGCTTGCGCTACGGAGGGCCTCACAGGTGACCCATTCGGAGACGGGTCGAAAATGCGTTAACTCCGACTGGCCCGGCAGGCTTTGCGGCACTGAGCATCCGGGATCTTTCATAAGGAATTGAAGTGGGTCGCAAGGCGAAGACAAACAGGGTTGAAAGAACTCGCGCCGGTGGTGAGTGGACTGAAGCGGCATTCTGGGGGTTCATCCGCTCCGGTCTTCGTCAGTTATCACGTCGATGGCCTCCGTTAGTGAGGCACGCACTGAATGTTGTGAAGCGTAAAAGTCAGAGCGAAAACAAAAGGCTGAAGTGGGAATTTCAATGCCAGCGATGCGAAGAATGGTTTGCACGCAAAGAAGTTGAAGTAGATCACATTGAGCCATGTGGCTCATTGAAATCATTTTCCGATCTGAGCGTGTTTGCCGATCGGCTGTTTTGCGAATCGGATGGTTTGAGAGTGTTGTGTTCTGAGTGTCATTTGAAACGGAAAGAAGAGAAATGAGGATCTTGAAAGGTAAACAGGGCGGACCACGTCGCGTTTTGTTTCATGGGACGAACTTTATCGGAAAGACAACGTTTGCCTCGCAGGCGTTCGGCGGGGCGTTGCTCGCTAATCTTGAAGACGATCGAGACGTTGACATGGATAAGACGCCCCCGATTCGAACGTGGGACGAGTGGCAGGAGTTTTGGTTGCATTGCGACACAGCGGCCGCAAAAGGTGAGTTTCCCTATCGCTGGATTGCCATCGACACAATCGACGCTTTGCAGCGGATCATCGAAAAGCAGATCTGCAAAGAAAAAAACGTCGAAAGCATGGCCGACGACAAGTTTAGCTATGGCAAGGGCAACAAGTTCATTGAGGCGATGTGGGACAAGATTAAGTTCCAATTGGACTGGCTGCACACTGAACGCGGGCTGGGGATCATTCTGCTGGCACACAGCGAAGCCGTGAAGATCACTCCGCCAGATGCACCGTCCTATGAGCGGTGGGAGCCGTCCGTCTGTGAGTTCGCTCGTGATCTGCTTTGCGACTGGTGCCAGGAAGTTTTCTTTGGATCGTTCCGAACTTACGCAGTCAAAGAAGACACCGGATTCAATCGCACTCGAAACATCGCGGCGGGTGGAAGCGAGCGTTTCGTCAGGACTCAGCCAACGGCGGGAGTCCGCGCGAAGAACCGTTTGAACATGCCGGAAGAAATGGTTGAGTTTTCGTTCGAGAAGTATGCAGAGTTTTTTGTCCCGAGTGAAGTTTTGAAAGGTAATTGAGATGGCTGATTTAGGTGGATATGACGCATCGCAAGTGAAGGACAGCGAGTTTGAGGCTTTGCCTGCGGGCGAGTATCGCGCTGTCATGACCGAGAGCGAACGCAAGAAAACGAAGGACGGGGCGAGCGAGTTGTTGCAGGTCAAGCTGCAGATCGTCGACGGGCCGTTTAAGAATCGAACCGTGATTGATCGGTTCAACCTTTGGAACAAGAATCCAGAGGCAACGACGATCGCTCAGCAGCAGTTTAAGAAGGTTTGCGAGGCACTGAACATTCCGAAGCCTCCGGACTCTTCAGCCCTGCACATGAAACCGCTGATGATCAAGCTGGCTGTGAAGGAATACAACGGCAACAACCAGAACGAAGTGAAGGGCTACAAAGCCTGCCTTCCCGCGTCGTCTTCTGCTCCTGCGGAAAAGACAGCAACCGCTGGCAAGCCTGCTGGCTGGTAGTATCAACAACATAGGCGCGGGGCAATCTCCGCGCCTTTTTTATCGACGGAGGGAATGCAGATGCAATGCCGAATGACGCTGACAACTGAGGTTCAGCAACCATGGCCAGCGATGTTGGTGAGTCACATTCAGGCCGACATCAAAAGCAAAAGCAGGCCAGTTCAGGAGACAGTGATTGTTCTGTTTTTGGAACCGTGGCAGGTCAAACAAATGCAAGGTGATCAATGGATCACGGAGATGTGCGGGAAGCTGCGGTCGCAGCATGGAATTACTTGTTTCGATATCAAGGTGGAGGTGATCAATGACAGCGACGACTGAACTCACGATGACAGACAGGGCCGTGCAGGAACTATCGACATTTAATGCGATGATTGAACAGGTTTTGCCCTATGGTCTTTTGACCGTGGCAGAGGCCGGAATCGGACAGGTTGAAGAGGCTCACAAGTTCGTCAAGAAACTAAACGCGAACATTGAGAAGAAGCGAAAAGAACTGAAGGCCGACGCTCTGGAATACGGGCGGACGGTCGACAGCATCGCGAAACAGTTGACTGAAAAAGTCGACGGAGTCGAAGCAAAATTGAAGGCCGAACGCGACGCCTTTGACGCTGTTGAGAAAGCCGAGAAGGCTGCAAAGGAAGCTGAGAAAGTCGCGAAGAAACAAATCCGCATCAACGACATGGTTGCCAATGGCATCGCCATTGATTGGGCTGCGGCTGAGCTTCCGGAAGAAGAATGGATGTGGTGGTTCTCTAAGGCAAAGAAAGCCGCTGCGGAGCAGGCCGCGATCATTGCTGAAGAGAAACGCATCGCTCAAGAATTTGAGGCGAAGCAACGCAAGGAACGCGAAGAACTGGCCGCGAAGATGGCTGAAGAGTCGAAGCGACAGGCCGAAGAACTTCGCATCCGCGCGGCCGAAATGGAAAGGCAACGACTGGCTGACGAAGCCGCCTTGGCGGAACAACGCAAGGCCATGGAGGCAGAGCGGGAAGCATTGCGACAGCAGCAGGAGGAACTTCGAAAAGCAGCCGAAGCGAAAGCCAAAGCCGAACGCGAAGCCGCTGAAGCCGCAAGGCTCGAAGCACTGAAGCCGGAAATTGAAAAGGCTCAGAGCTTTGCCGAGTGCATGATCACGGACGCTCAGGATTCTCTGATTCACCTGGGGAATCCTGAGTGGGGTAGCGATGCGATGCACGCAATCAGGAACTGCGGCGCAACCATCATCTCATTGGTGCAATGTCGATGATCGACACCTACGACAAAAAGACTGGCGACGGCAATTGGCTTCGCCAGTCTCTTCAAATCTTACAGGAGGCAACTGAACGTGTTCAGCGAACTAAAAGCCAGATGGCTGAAGAAGACCGGGGAGCCAATGCCAGCGGAGATTCTGCGACTACCGCTCAAAAAGATTTGCAAAGCCGTGATGCTGGTTGAGGCTGGCGTAACGGTTGTGGTCCCGAAGGAACTGACGCCAGCCGTCAGCGATGGCGTTGATTCAATAACAGAGTGGGATTCGCATAAGGAGTTTTGAATGCTGTCCCCTCGATGGTATCAGTCACAAGCCAACGAAGCCGTCTGGAAGTATCTCAATGAGAAATCCGGGAACCCCGTTGTCGTCTTGCCGACGGGAGCCGGGAAAAGCCTGTTGATTGCCCTACTGATTCAGCAGGCTCTTGAGTTCGGTGGCCGTGTTGTCGTGTTGGCTCACCGAAAAGAGTTGCTGCAGCAGAACGCTGATGAGATCAGGGGATTGATTCCGGGCGTTGATGTCGGGATCTATTCAGCAGGTCTGAAATCGAAAGAGATTCATAACGCGGTTGTTGTCGCTGGCATTCAGTCCGTGTTCCGCAAGGCTGACGATCTCGGCAGGCGGCACCTTGTGATTGTTGATGAAGCTCACCTCATTAGCGATCTCGAAGAATCAATGTATGGCCAATTCCTTACGGCCATGAAGGCCAACGAAGGACTCCGCATTGTGGGCCTGACCGCTACCCCGTTCAGAACCGGGGCCGGTCCAATCTGCGGACCTGATCGACAGTTCCAGCGGATCGTTTTTGAGGCGAAGACGGCTCAGCTAATTGCTGAAGGTTTTCTTTGTCCGATCACCAACAAAGTCGCAGACGCGGAGGTTAACACTGACAAAGTTTCGCTTCGCGGTGGTGAGTTCGTCGAATCGGAAATGCAGGCGGCTTTCGATGTCGACGAAAAGGTTCAGGCCGCTTGTGCGGAGATCCTTGAGAAGACACAGGGCAGGCACAGTGTGCTGGTCTTTGCGTCCGGGGTTCATCACGCGGAACAGATCGCGGAGTTGCTGCCGGGGTCTGCTGTCGTCACTGGCGAGACGCTGCCAATCGAACGGGCGGAAACGCTGCGGAGATTTGTCGCGGGTGAGCTTCGCTTTTTGGTAAACGTCGATGTTCTCACCACAGGCTTCAACGCGAAATGCGTCGATGCGATTGCCATCCTTCGCGCAACGATGTCGCCAGGGCTTTTCTGTCAGATGGTCGGTCGCGGGTTGCGCTTGCATGCCAGCAAAGCCAACTGCCTACTCTTAGACTTTGGCGGAAACATCGCTCGGCATGGTTCAATTGATGACGAGAACTTTGGGCGGTCGGAGGGCAAAGGGCGAGCGGGGGTTGCTGCCGAAAACGGACGCGGGAAGAAATGCCCGTCCTGCGAGCTGGATGTGTCTCCGGCAACAGTCGCCTGCCCTGAGTGCAATTTCATTTTTCCTCGTGAGCGGGAACTGAAGCACGACACGACGGCGGACGAAAGCAGCCAGTTGACAGGCTCAATGCCTCCCGAAGAATGGGACGTTAAAGACGTTGTCGTTCGAGTCCACACAAAGAAGGATGACGGCGAAGCTCCGCAGACAGTCCGTGTTGATTACGTTTGCACCAAAAAAGGCGAATCCGGAAACCTCGCAACGATCACCATTGCTGAGTGGACCTGCCCAGGGCATCAGGGCTTTGCTCGCTCAAAGTTCTTGGCATGGTGGGACGCTCGAAGTCTTTGCGATCCACCCGACAACGCAACGGACGCTGTGGCCCTGATCAACATGGGCGTCTGCCGGAGGCCGGTCAGGATCACGACGAAGAAGGACGGGCGCTGGCATCGCATCACGGAGTGCTTCTTTGAATCGGAGAAGCCGACGGAGTTGGCACAGCAGGAAGAGACAAAAGTTTTCAGTGGGGTGGATGATGACTGTCCGTTCTGAAACATCATACAAGATCGACGATAACACTCGGGTTATCTGCGGGAACATGCAGCACAGAAGATTTGCTTATCTTCACAAAAACGATCGGCAGAGACTCGGGTTGCTTCAGGCTCTAGACATGAAGAACGCAAGAGGCCATCTCGGCAGAGACTTCATGATTCAAGAAACATGGCTTTCAGACGATGAGGAAGAGTCCGTTGGATTCGACTCAGAAAGAAGGCGAGAGATTGTGGCAAGTGTTTTCCACGAACTTGTGATTCCGAAAGAGCCTGAGCCGCAACATGTTCTGCAAAGTCGCAAGAAAGAAAAGGCAAAGTCGCAGTCGTCTAAGACAGGAAATGATGGCGATGCCTGCTTGCTCGAAATTATTCAAAAACTTGAATCGAGAGTGAGGGATCTTGAGCGAGTTATTTTCGCTGAGGTCTTGCGAGTTGAAAAGCCAATTGCGACACGTAACCCTTGGGCGAAGCAATAATGAATGACTACGATCGCGTTCCGCAAGAACTGAAAGACCTAAAGCGATGGATGCTGTGGAACTACAACAGCAAGGGAACAAAGATTCCGCTCAGGCTCGGCGGCGATGCCGGAAGCTCCACAGATCCGTCTGCATGGTGTGCTTTCGATATCGCGGTTGATTCCTCAATCTATTATCAGGGCATCGCCACGGTTATCGCTGAGCCTTACACCGGCATCGATCTTGACAACTGTCTGACGGAAGACGGGGACTTCCGCGACTGGGCTTTGCCGATCATCGCGAGGCTTGACGGAGTTGCTTACGCGGAAATTTCGCCAAGCAAAACAGGCGTCAAGTTCATCACGAAGGCACGCAAGCCTGAAGGCTTTCGTTGCCTTCACAAGATCAATCCCGGCAAGGACGACAAGCAGCAGATTGAATGCTACGACCATGATCGATTCTGGACGATCACGGGCGATGTCTACAACGGCAATGATGAGATTGGTGATGGGCAGGCCGTTATTGACTGGCTGTGCAAAACTTACCTGAGCGGAGAGCAGGAGAAGAAAGGGACCGTTAAGCATGAGCCAGCGCCGCCAAGGATTGAAGCCGAATCGCTGATGCAACGCGGGGCGAAATATGTTGAAAAAGTTCCGGGTGAAGCGAAAGGAAATCTGAGAAACGCAGCGTTTTCTCTGGCCGGTCATCTGCATTCGATGAAAGATGAGTTTCACGCTCGTTTGACCGATGACGAAGTGTATCAGTTGCTCTGCGACTGGAATCAGAAAAACAATCCGCCACTTCGAGACAGCGAGCTTAGAGAGGCATCCGTCAACGGTCGCAAGAACGGGACGCCACGCGAAGACAAGCCGCCGATGGCTTTGATTCAGCAGTCACATTCTCACGTCGATCTAAGTTTGATCCTCAACACGCGGGAAGCGGCAAAGACGACGCTGGAGCCATTCCCGATTGACTGCCAATCGCTGCCGGGATTCCTCGGGGATTTGATCCGATACAATTTATCGACTGCTCATTACCCTCTTCCAGAAGTCGCGATGGGCGCGGCGTTATCGCTCCTATCGACGCTGACCGGCGGCAAGGTATCGGATCGCGGAGCGAGAACCAATCTGATGATTATCAGCCTAGCTCTTTCGGGAGCTGGGAAGGATCACGGGCGG